AAAAAAGAACTAAATGGAGAAATCTATGATATGGGTAGGAAATATGATAAAGAAGGTTTCATCAACAAAATCAAAACAGATGATGAGTTTGCTAAGAAGTGGGGTGAATTAGGACCAATTTATGGTAAGCAGTGGAGAAGTTGGGGAACAAATAAATACGATGTTATTGGTATACATAGAGTAGATCAAATCCAAAATCTAATCTCCGAACTTAAAACAAATCCAGACTCAAGACGACTAATGGTTTCAGCTTGGAATGTAGGTGAATTAGACCAAATGGTTCTTCCACCTTGTCATTATGGATTTCAGGTTTATACAAGAGAGCTAACCTGGGAAGAACAGGTGCAATGGGTAATGAAAAACACCGGTGTTGAATGGGAGAATGTCTATATTGTTGAAGAAGTTGCTAAAGAGTCAACTCCAAAAAGAGCAGTTTCGCTAATGTGGAATCAGCGGTCAGTTGATACTTTCTTGGGTTTACCATTCAACATTGCCTCTTATGGACTGTTGCTTGAAATCATTGCTAAAGAAGTTAATATGGTTCCTGATGAACTAATTGGTAATTTAGGTGATGTACACCTTTACAGTAATCATATCAAACAAGCAAAGGAACAGATTGGTAGAGAACCTTACCCATTACCAATAGTCAAATTAAGCTCAGGTCATAACCTCAGAGCGGCTATTAAAGGTAACTTTGATGAGATTGATCCAACCGACATCCTATTAATGAACTATAAATCACACCCAATAATTAAAGCACCTCTTTCAAACTAGACTGAGGTAAATAACTTTAATGTATATTTATATGAAAAGAACCTTTTATATGTTGCTAATGTTGTTACCGGTGGTAGCAATGGCACAATCCCAACCTAAATATGCGGCAACTGATACTGTAAGACTAAAACATACAAATTACACAGCAGTTTTTTCAAAATCACTAAAGTATCCAGTTCTTGTTGAGTGGTGGACTACTAAAGCAATGGTAACTTGTTCAACTCCTCTTAAAAGAAAGGATTCATTTAAACCTGACCCATTACTTCCAGCTGAAACAAATATTGCAGCAGATTATGTTGGATCAGGAACCGACCGTGGTCATATGATGCCGGTGGCTGATAACCTTTGTCAAACTCAACAAGTTCAGGATGAATGTTTTTATTTTTCAAACATGGCTGCCCAATACCATTCCCTAAATGCAGGAGATTGGAAGTCCCTGGAAACTTATACTCGTGCACTTGCATCAGAAAGAGATTCTATTAGAGTTTGGTGTGGTAATATTGGAGTAGCTAAAACAATCGGAAAGGGCACAGCTGTTCCAACTCACTGCTGGAAAGTTATTTACATTAAATCGTCTAATGAATGGCATGCATTCTTATTTGAAAATACTACAGAAAAGCCAGATGGCTTAGCAAATAATGAAGTGGCACTGCCTCAAATTAAAAAGCTTACCGGATTTAAGTTTAGAGTTAACTAAATTGGGTATAATATCCTAAACCCAACCGTTATGGATATTCGATTAACTGATACTTTTATAAAAAGTCTAAAGCGACTTATTTGGCATGAAAGCAGTGTCTATAAAACCTGGGCATTTTTTCGCTATGATATCTCCAGATTTATTAAGAATGTTTGGAGATTCCGAAAACCTCTTGCAAACCATTATTGGTGGGATCATCATGGCATATTAAGATTCATGGAAGTTGCGCTAATCCATATGTCTGATAATATTGAAGTTCACGGTAATGAAATAGATGAAACTCGTCTTAAGAAAGTTGCAGCAATGCGTAGAGTCATTAGACTAATTCAAAACTACAATGATGATCAGTATATTGAAATGGCTGAAGCTGAACTTGGTGAAATTGTCCATCATCCATGGGAATTTGAACCAGTTGATGGAAAGGACGATCTTTTTCAATTAGTCGACCATGATACACCAAAAGAAAAGGAGCATACCCGCAAAGTTTATGATAGAGCCAGAGAAATAGAGGTTTCTGAATGGAATGAATTAATGTTAATTCTTAAGGGCCAAAACTATACCAAATTTAAGAAAAAGGTCGATTGGAATAAACAGTTTGATGGATCAGGTCTAAAGTCCTGGTGGAACTAATTTTTAGTATAATATTATTATGGAAAATCAACCTACATTTAAGATATTTGTTAGAGAATATTGTAAAAGAAACAGTATTCCACTATCAAAGGTTATTTTGGATAGAAATTTAGCCAATAAAATCAAAAAAATTTATGACACAACCTATGGAAGCTCAACTAAAAAAACTGCCTGAGGCAGAGGTAACTGAATTTGCAAAGGAAACTGCAACGGCAATGATGCAAGCAATGGGCCAAGCAAAAGTAATGGGTCTGTTAAAGACTGATGAAGATATGTTGGATCTTATCGCGGTGGGCCTCAATGAAGCCTTTATTCAATTAACCGAAAAAATGGAAACGCCAGGAGAAGACTCTAAAATTATCCTAAAATGAAACCAACAAGCCCAGTAGATATCGTATTTAAACGGACGCCTAAAACCTTTGCGGCTAAACCAAAGGAAGAAAAAGAGCCTGCCCCTGACTATTCTAAATACGAAATTCTAGCTGAAGCAGCATTTGACACTATGCTAACTCCCCCTAAACTTATTAGAACTCCTGGATTTATTAAACGTATGCTAAATCGACTTTCCTTTAAGTTTAAGAGATATTTAGCAAAACAGAGACTTAAAAAATTCTATTCTTCTCAAAATGGAATTGCAATTGATGGAAGAACTGAACTTGCAATTAAGGCGCTTGAGGTTTCACTAAAGGATCCCACTAATACTCTTTTAATTGCGCCAACTTCTGGTTCTAGATACGTACAAACCACAAATTTACAAGTATTCATAATTCTTAAGTACCAAATGATTATTTTGTCCAACCATCAATATTATTATGAAATTGCTATTTCAGGTTCAGTTTATGATTATTTGATAGATAGATTTGATAAAATGATTGAGAGTCGGCGCCGTCAAATGGAAAAGCATATGCTGGAAAATTCTAAAGTTACTTTAGAAAACGCTGTGTTAAGTTTACAGGAAAAAATGATTAAAAATATTAGTAAAAAACAATATGATGGCAAAAAGAGATACTAAAACCCCAGTCCTTGATAATTTTGGAAAAGACTTAACCCAGCTTGCATTTGAGGGTAGAATGGATCCAGTGGTCGGTCGACTTGCTGAGGTTAAACGCTGTAGTCAAATTTTATCTAGACGAAAAAAGAATAATCCAATTCTTATTGGAGAACCTGGAGTCGGTAAGACTGCAATTGTTGAAGGCATTGCCAAAATGATTGTGGAAAAAACTTGCCCAAGGATTTTATTTGATAAAAAAATTATTGCGCTTGAGATTAGCATACTAGTGGCTGGTACTAAATATAGAGGCCAGTTTGAAGAGAGGATGGAGGCCATTATCAATGAGGTCAGCGCCAATCCAAATATTATCCTGTTCATTGATGAAATTCATACAATGGTTGGAGCCGGTTCGGCAAGCGGTTCACTGGATGCAGCAAATATTCTTAAACCTGCATTGTCTCGTGGAGAAATTCAATGTATTGGTGCAACCACTCTTGATGAATATAGAGAATCTATCGAAAAGGATGGAGCTTTAAACCGGCGTTTTCAGCAAGTAATGGTTGAACAGTCTACACCAGAGCAGACACGCCAAATTTTACAAAATATCAAAGAATATTACGAAAGTCACCATTCAGTTAATTATACAGATTCTGCTCTAGATTCTTGCGTAAAACTTGCAGATCGTTACTTAACTGATAGATTTTTTCCAGATAAGGCGATTGATCTTTTAGATGAGGCGGGCGCAAATGTACACATTGATGGTATTATAGTACCTCAACTTATTAGGGAGCTTGAAGAAGAGCTTGGTGAAATTTCAAAAAATAAGAGGCAGGCGGTTGAATCCCAAAAATATGAAACTGCCGCAAAACTAAGAGATGCAGAAAAGGACCAACTTGCAAAAATAGAAGAGGCCAAGGTTGAGTGGGAAAAGACCCTAAAGGACAATCGACTTGAAGTCGATGAGAGAAAAATTGCAGAGGTTGTTGCAGCAATGACCGGGATCCCAGTCAACAAGCTTACTCAATCTGATATGGATAAAATAATGGCACTTGAAGAAGATTTGGCTAACCGCGTAATTGGCCAAAAAGAAGCCATTAAAAAATTAGCACGGGCAATTAAAAGATCTAGAGCAAATATTGCATCTCGTAAAAAACCCATCGGTACGTTTATGTTTCTAGGCCCAACCGGGGTCGGAAAAACCGAACTGGCTAAGGCTCTTGCAAAGGAAATGTTTGACTCGGATGAAAATATTATTAGAGTCGATATGAATGAATACGGTGAAAAATTTACTGCATCTAAAATGATGGGAGCCCCTCCGGGCTATGTTGGTTACGAAGAGGGTGGACAGTTAACAGAAAAGGTTCGCCGTAAACCCTATTCGGTAGTGTTGCTTGATGAAATTGAAAAGGCACACCCAGACATTTTTAATAGTCTACTCCAAATCCTAGATGAAGGTTATACAGTCGACGGCCGTGGAAGACGGGTTAATTTTAGAAATACTGTCATTATTATGACTTCTAATGTTGGGGTAAGGGATCTACTGGATCGAGGAGTTGGCATTGGCTTTGCCACTGCAAATAACATTGAGAGGGAAAGGGAACTTGCCAAAAACGTCTTGGAAAAGGCACTTAAAAACAAATTTCAGCCCGAATTTTTAAACAGGATCGACGATATTATTATTTTTGATTCACTTGAAAAGACTGAAATTAGCCAGATTCTTGAGCTTGAACTCAAAGATCTGCTTGTGAGATCTCTTGAAAATGGTTACACATTTGAATTAAATCAGTTGGCCAAGGACTTTATTGTTGAGCACGGCTATGACGAGAAATATGGAGCCAGGCCAATTAAAAGAATGGTTCAAAATCATGTTGAAGACTTATTAGCAGAACTCTGGATTGATGGTAAGTTAAAGGATAATGGTCACGTTAAGATAACAGTGTCAGAAGACAAAACTGGACTCGCTGCCCAAAGTATTGAATATTAGATTAGATAAATAATCTTGAAATAATTATTTAAAATGGGAAAATTTTCTAACAAAGAGTTGCCCTTTTTTTTAAAGAAGGCTAACTATTATTCAGACGACGAAACTTTCGATAACGAAGCCGGTCGTAACCCTCAGGTCACCGAAGAGTGCGAAACCTGTGGACAAGAACAGTCTATCCCCGAAAACAAGGTATTAAGATTCGCAGATTTTTTAAACGAAAAGAAATATCAAAGGAGATACGATAGAGACGGTGACGGCGACAATGATTTTGAAGATTACAAAAAGTTTAAAACTGATGCAATCAATAAGTCTAAAAAGAAAGCATCTGGCGTTACTGAAGGTCACTCTTGCCACGATGGTAGCAAAAATATGCTATCAGAAGCAGCCCATCACCTAATCGAATCAATGTGCGAATCAACTTATTCAGACGCGTCAATGTATGAAAATGATGAGGATCCAGAGCACAAATACGAAGGTTATATTAATGAGGCCTGTGCCTATATGGAAAAGTGCATGTACGAAATGGTAGATGATGGTCTGACTGTTAATGAAGGCTGGAACAACGAATCTGCATGTTACGAATCAACTTGCGGCATGATTAAAGAAGTTTGCGAAAAACTTTGCCACGAAGGTCTTGATATTCATACTGACGATTCGGATTGTACATACAATGATTATGTAAAAGAGGCCGTTGGTTGCTATAGAAATGGTCTTGCAGAGTATGGAATGGGTGGATATGGAATGAATGAGTCTACCGAGGAACCTGAAAAACCAACCGAAGACAACACACTCGAAATGGTTACCGCCTGGTTAGCAAATTCAGAAAATCAGGAAAAATCCTTAACTATGTCTCCAGAAGACCAAGCCAAGGAAATTGGAATAAGCCTGGCTGATTATACTAAAGCCCTAGAGACAATTAAATCTAATATGTAATCTGATTAAATTAATTAGTTAAACGCAGAGCTTAATGTTCTGCGTTTTTCTTTTTATGGGCCAGATTTAGTATATTTACATTGAATAATGGGCTAAATAAATAACAAAAAAGGATTAGCCTGTGCAAAAAGTTAATGAAATGGCATTTTCTAAAGACAACTCTATCATTATCTTTGATCTAGATGACACCCTGGTAGTTACCAATGCAAAGATCCTAGTTAAAGATTCTCTGACTGGCGAAACCTTTGATCTTACTCCACAGGAGTTTAATGAGTACGAAAAGGAGCCCCATCACGAGGTTGATTATAATCAGTTCAATGATGCAAATATTCTTAAAGCCGGCCGCCTAGTTGAATGGGTGCTTAATATATTAAGGGAAGCCTATGAATCTGGAACAGCTGTCGGCATTATAACTGCTAGAGATAATAAACAATTAGTTAGAGAATTTTTACTTTCTCATGGCATCGACGTACACCCTAAATTAATCTACGCCGTCAGCGATCCAGAATTTGGGGTTGACGGATCTATCGCAGAAAAGAAAAAAGAGGCTTTCAGAAAGCTAATCACAAAGGGTTTTAGACACTTTACTTTTTATGATGATGATCGTAAAAATCTAGAATTAGCAAAAAGCCTTGAAAACGAATTTGATAATATTACCATAAAGACCAGAAAAATTGGGCGGACACAGGTTCCAAAGCTTAATATTAAAACAGTTGGAATTTTCAGTGGAAAATTTAAACCACCACACACCGGTCACTATGAAGCAATTAAAAAGATTGCCGAAGAAAATGATGAGGTACACGTGTTTATCTCAAGGACTCCAATGGCTGGAATTAGTGGAAAAGAGGCCAGGGCTGCACTTGAATATTATCTAGAAGACTTTGATAATGTTGAATTGCATATTGCATCAGTAACACCAGTTAGAAGTGGATATGAATTTGTTGATGCCCTTGGTAAAACCCAGCTTGCACCAAATATAGTTGTTAATCTTTATGCAATCGCTAAAGATATGCCCAGATGGGCTGACATGGAAAAGTGGAAGGGCGCCATTTCTAAAATTAATAGAATTGAAACTGAACGCCCTGAATTTGGAGGAAACTCTGGTTCGGGAGGTGATGAAGATGGCATGTCTGGAACTTTAATGAGAAAGTTTTGGGCAGATCGGGATCTTGACAATTTTGCTTTAGGGATTCCTCAAGGAAAAGATCCCAACCGGGTTTGGTTACTATTAGGAGGTAAAATTGAAGAGGACCTGCTATTGCCAGAGTTACCCAGAAGCCGCTCTAAAAGTAACCCCGATATGGATGATTTACCACCAGAAAGGGCTCCTCAAAGAGTTGGTGGAGGAAATAGAGTTCCAGCCCAATGGACAATGTACAGAGCAAGTAGACAAGAACTAGGCGCCAGTCCCGCGGCTGGAACAAGCCGAATAAAAACTTTTTCGGACTTTATTTCCGATAAATAACAAAAAATAATTAACTAAAAATGATTAAATCTTTTCAAACCTATTTTGGCCTAACCGAGGACGCGGCGACTGATTTGGTAACTTTAAATACCCAAGAGGCAGTTGCAATGAAGAAGGTAGATGACGCCCAGAAGGAGCTTGATGCAATTCGTTTAAAAATTGCTGACACCAATAGGATTGCAGGAGAAGAGGCCAAAAAGAAAGCGCAGGCGGACCAAGCAGCAGCTGCGATGGCACCAATTTCCTAATTAAAATAACTCACCCCGTGTGACTAGACAAGAATTAATATCAGATATTATTGATGAAGTAACCTTTTCGGGGGCGCTTCCTTATCGGCTGCCAACCAAAGAGGTTGAACGGGTTATCAAGAATGCTGAAAATTTCTTTTATGATAACTGGCACTATGCTCTATCTAAAGCATATTTACAGATCCCAGTCGAAGTTTTTAGTGCGGCTCAATTCAAAGAGAGTCGTACTATCACTCTACCCGATTGTGTTCAATTTGTACACAAAGCGGTTGAACCTACTGGGGCATCAGTATTTTCAACGATGGATCGCGATTTTGGTGAAAATAAATTTATTGGAGCCGAAGTTTACCTAACCCCGTTTATTGGAGAGTCCTTAATGTACAGAACCGTAATGTTTTCATTCTTGGATTTAACTAGAGCATTTTTACTAGATACTATCACTTACGACTATAATAAAAATACAAAGCAGATAACTATATTAGGCCGAACTCCAAAAAGAGGAGCCGTATTAGAGGTTGCCAAAAAAATAGATGAGTCCAATCTTTACGAAGACGAAATGTTTCAGAGATACTGTAGAGCAAAATCAAAACAAAGACTTGGTGAAATGCTTACAACATTTGATTATGTTCTCCCAGGCGACGTTAAAATAAGTTATACTAATCTTGTCACAAAGGCTGATGCTGAACTGACTGCTGTACTGGATGCATTTAAAACTGAAAACCCTGCAGGTTGGATGTACACAATGAGATTTTAATTATGATTAGAGATATTTACCTAAAACATATTAATGACCCTGGATATAATCAAGATTCAATTATGGAGTCTCAAGAATTTGAAGTACTACTATCTCAAATTAAAATGACACTGTTAACTCCAAATCGTTCAGTATTAGGCTTTTCAGAGTATGGAGTCGATGAAGAAAGCATCCTATTTAATTTTTCAGATTCAGTTGATTTAGAATCTCTGGAAGCATCTTTAAGATTTCAGCTAAAAAAATATTGCACTTTACTCAGGAATAGAGATTGGGACGTTTCTGCAGTTATTGTACCGGATAGTATTGATCAGCACAGAGATACTATTCATGCAGTATTAACAGTTGACAAAACTGTAACCTTTGTTATAGCATACGATTAATTAATGATATGTATAAAAAACAAAAGCCGCAAAGCGGCTTTTTTTATGAAGTTTAAATAGTATTAAAGTGCTCCGGGTGCGCCAAGTTCAGTTGCAGTTTCTTTACCTGCCGCTGCCTCAGCTCCTGCTCCTCCTTCTGGTGCAGTACCGGGCTCAACGGCCGCGCCACCTGCTGCAGCCTCCACAGCTTCACCCTCAGCAGAAGGCGCCTGATTCATATAGTCTTTATTCTTTTGAAGATCCTCATCACTTATACGAAGATATTCTTTAACCAAGTACTCGGTTGAGAAGTAAGGTTTACCCTCATCATCAACAACCCCTTTAAGGGCATTAAGAGTAGCAAGGCGCTTATTCAGAAGATCCTGTTGTTTGATTTCTTCAAACACGTTATCATCATGCCAGTTAACACCAATTGCATTTTTAAATCGGTAATCGTCTTTTAGGTCTTTAAAATCAAGACACATTTGAAGGTATATTGGCTTGGTTAATAATTCTTTAAAGGCTGAGCGAAGACGTGTTACAAATTTATTATAACGAATTTCTTCACGACGGATACCTTCAGCATTCATTGTATATTGACCGGCACCATTTGCAGAATCCCATCTTGAATATGGAATCTTAGAGTCCATCTTTAGTTTATCTTTAAAATAATTAAGAAGTTCGGAACCTGACATATTTGGCCCAGCATATTCAAGAGGAGCAATGTCAATTGATTGGTTTTGGTCATTAATTGGGAGAATGTAATTCTTATAGAAGAGAAGATTGGGTCGACCGTCTACTTGAATTTCTCCAGTATTTGTATCAAAGAAAATATCCTCCTTTAATTGATTTGCAAATTCTCTAACGTCCTCCTTTGCTTTATTTAGGGACTTACTTCCAATTGGAACCTTAGTTGTTAACCGAATGGGGGCATTCATCGTATGCCAAATAACTTTAGAGTGTTCGATTACACGCATTAAGTTAAATGATCTAACCATTCTTTCAACAAATGAAATACGTTTTGTTCTAAAATGATTTGAATATGATAAGTAGATAACTTGAGAATCGGTTAGGGTTCTTATTCTAGAGTCGCCGGCAACCTTTTGGGCCCACTCTAAAACGATTTTACCGACTGCATCTTTTTTAATTTGTGGATAGAGGGTAGAAGGATCGATCTCTTTAAATCCAATAATTTCTCTTGGATTTTGTAGATCATCATATAAAATTTCAAAGGCGAGGTGGCCTTCAATTAACCACTGAAAAAAATACTGCCATGCTGAAATTCCCTCATTGAAACCCCAAGCATTATAAACCTTTTCAAAGTTTTCATTATACTTATCGATAACCTTTTCCTGATATTTAAGGCGCTGTTCTTTGTTTTTGCCTTTATACCGCATTTCTCCGACAAGGTCATTTGGATAGACAAATCTATTATCCTCGTCAAATACAATTGCATCATCGGTTATTGATTCAATTACAAATTCTATTTCCCCGTTTGAGGCTAGATCTCTAAGCCTTTCACGTTTTGTTGCGTAGTCTAATTGAAAAAAGGCGATTGCTTTGGTTCTAAGCGCAGAGGTTGTATCTGTAATGGCCATTGTTGCACGGGCCAAAGAATCTTGGGTTCCGCCAAGTACATTACCCCTGGCCTGCATGAGCTGGCTTTCAATAAAACCTATCGATTGTGAATTCTTAATTAAAAGATCTTCGTACTTCATACCGACTCTGCTTAAATCAGATAGTCTTGATTTAAGTCCGCCTAAGCCGATATTGTCTAGAAATCCTGCCATAGTTATGCGTTAAATTGTGATATTACTGAATCCATGCTTAAGGATCTGGTCTGGATGCCGTCAAAGATATTTGTTTGAGCTACCCTGGGCACCAGATGAAATGGAATAAGCTTTGGATTTATAATAGTCGCTTTTTGATATTTATTTACTGCATAACGGATGTTAAATCGGTCTCCGCTCGCGTTTTGAAAAAATTCAACCAGGGCAAATGGATTTGCATTAAATCCTATTAAAGGAGCATATTCCGGAAGCTCATACAGTCTTCTGGTATCTCCAATAAACTCCCCTTTATCATTATATGATTTACTTATGATATTATTAAATGCCTGCCAAAGTATGTTCAGGATGATCTGGGTAGCCCCGATCGACATTATTTTAAGATTTAATATAACTACGCCATCTATCTCATTAGCTAAGCAGATGCCGATGGGCCGCTGGTCGTAATAGGGTCTTTTAATTGGGTATTTTGCAAGTTCTTTGGGGTCTCCATATTGATCTGGAGTTGGAATAAGCGAATCATCTACTGGTTGAGAAAAAAAGGTGTAGACGTGCCCTGGTATAAAAATGGATTCGGGTAAAGGGGCAAGATCTCCAAAAAATGGATCTTCCAGTCTTTCGCCTTTATTTGTAAAGTCATCTATTTGATCGTTAAATGTTGGCTTGATCATCTCTATATTTTACAAACTTTTAAATAAGAAGTTTTCGGTAATAATTCCAAACTTTATCCCTTTTTGTGCAGCATAGTCACGGGCTGCTTCAAATTTAGCCTGGTTCATAATAAACTGCTTTGCAGCATAGACATAATTTGCAGTCTTTTTATCAGTCAGCCGCTTTGGTTTAGTTGGAGGGGCAACATACTTATTAGGTTTGATCTCAATTAGCCAATTTTCCTCGCTACCATCAGGGTTTCCTATTTTAACAAAGAAGTCAATATAGTAGACATGGCCCCTCTTATCTAGAGGACTGTAATATGGAATTCCGATCGGCTCCGACGAATATTTAACGACAGATGGACTAGAGTCAAGCCACTTTAAAAATTTAAATTCCCAGCTTGATCTATAAATAATTTGACCCGGATTCCCCATATATTTTTCTGGATTTTGTGGTCTAAAATAACCCTGCTTAACTAAACCTCCAAGTCTGGGCTTAAGAAAAGATTTGATATTACGATTTTGGTTTTTACCTATCATGTTATTATTTATAGATAGGCGATATCGTATACTGAGCTGCTAAAGTACTTACCGATTAGTGATTGAAATTGATCGAGTGTAATAGATGGATCTTGTGTATTTAAAAATAAAAAAAGATCATTAATATCTTTGATTTTAGAAATCTTGATAATTTGGGTTGGATAGTTCTTTTTTAATTCATTAATGAGAGCATTCCATAAAAATACAGAATAGCCGTCCTTAATAAAACCTAGCATTGAATCCTTGCCCGCCTTATCCCTATCAAAGATAATTTTAATGTCCACTGCTCCCATTGCCTTTAGGATAGATTTTGCTTTGGAAACTCCTGAAGTGGCAAGCCCATTCTTTAAAAACATCGAGTCGATTTGACCTTCAGTTACCATTAGTGGCTGGGTAAAATCAACGTTAAGAATATTAAAATAGTTATTTAGATAGTTGGCATCGTCAATAATTTCAGGGGTGTCACTGTTTGAAAAAATCTTTGAAACCTCATTGTAGGACTTGATTAGATATTTTCGATCAGTAAATGGATCTAGGCTTCTGGTTGCAAGTCCTAAAACTTTACCAGACCGATGATCAAAGTTAAAAATATAAACCTTGTTGTCCATTGCATCAGCATACATAATGTCTCCAAAGTTTTTAACTTTGGTTAAACCTCTAGCTTGGGCAAATCTAAATGCCGCCGATTTTTCTGAAATTTGATCTAGCCGCTTTAGCGAAAAGCGATTAATCACATCTGTGATTGAAATCATGCCCTTTCGATTAGACGTCAAGAAACGAACAAGGTGGTTTTCTGTAGTCTTTTTATAATTGACTTCCAGATCGGTCTCTTCTAAAAATAACGAAGAGATAATGCCATACTGATTACTTAGACTTGCAACAAATTCACCAAGACTCATCCACGCCATGCACCCATCGTTAAAACACTTATAGGTATTAGTCTCCATATAGAGGTGGCCCCTTTTCTTTGATGCCTTAACTTTGGAGTCTCCACAAAATGGACAGGCAAAATTTAATTTGTTTTCGCTCTCTTCAATAATCTGTTTATCATGGATGCCAGGAAACCTGGCAAGCAAGACACTCTTAACAAACTTGGAAACTTCGTTTATGTCCATCTATTAATCTTCTACCTCCTCCAACTCGTCTTCTTCAACTACAACGGCTTTGGAAGTTTTCTTTTTCTTGATTTTATCAATATATTTGGCAAGTTCGGCATCTGGCACAACTACCGTATTTAAACCGTACTTTGAAACAATATTTAAGTATTGTGGCATCAATTGAGGCGGCACAGCTAATTCGGGATTTGCAATAAATTCCTGAAGAGACTCTGGCACAAGGGTATTTTCAAAAGTTTCTGAATCAACAATATGGATTGGAAAATCTTGAGCGGCTTGACCCTTTTTCGGTTTGTGTTTAACTACTTCGATTGCACGTCTTAGTTGAAGATTAATTTGAGGCAATCCCATTGCAAGAAGCAGCTTGTTTAGGGGTTCGCAAATTAACCTAAAGAATTGTTGATCTTTGTCCATTGGAATTGCAAATTCTGAAGGATAAACCCCTGGAGAAAATGCAAAAATATCGAAATCGTACTGGTTTTGAGTAGCGTAGTAAAATTTAACCTTACCGCTTACTACTCGATTGTATTTTTTATTACCGGTTTCTTTTAATAAGAAATTATGATAAGCGGCCGCTCTTGTATAAATCGGAGCGCCTTTATCTAAACGAAGAGGTGATTCACTTTTAACGTATTTGTCATAGGTGCGAACTGAGAATGAAAAACTAATATCATCGGGCGTAAGGGATTCCATTTCGGCTCTTAGCACCTGTAGTTTTGGAATTAATTCACCTTCAAGATCTAGCGCATAACCTCGATCTAAAAAGAAATCATATAATTTTTCAAGGTGATTTCTTGCCCAAATTGGATAAGATGATTGGACCTTTTCAAGACCCTTTACGACTTGATTTTCACGTTCAGCTAATTCTTCAGCTGGATTATCTTCATAACTAACCTTAAGTACATACTTTTTCTTAGCACACCAAATTGCAGCCCTTGATAAATTTTCTAGTTCAAAATCTTGGCGATTATTGGTGTTAAATGCAGACGCATACTTTTGAAATGCAGCTTTGAAGTAGTCTTTAAGGCGCTCGCGATTAATTGCTAAGCAAAATTTAAGAGCATCGTTATCATTTAGATTAAGACCTTCAATTGACTTAATTGCTGGGTGAAAACACACATAGCAAGAATCAGTATCTGTATAAATTGCCGAATCTTCTTCGATTTTATTAATCTTAAGCTGCGAGATACCCAATTTTTCATGAAGTTCAGTGTCAATGTGCCACTTTTCTCTAAAATAGTGATTTATTGCCTTAATTGAAAATTTAATTAGGTCTTGGCCTTGTAGTGTGATTGATTGAGCAATATCTGTATCGTGAAAATAGAAATATTTGTTACCAAACGCACCGTAAAACGAATTAATCAAGATTTTGAGTGCATTTTGTTCAAGATTAAGCCGCTTGATTTCTTTGTCGAGCTGTTGTTTAGTTTGCATACATAAGTGTTTTACTTGCTAGCTGTTCTTGGTTTACGGTAATAGTATAATACTAATAAATAATAAAAATTAGCAATGCAAGTGGTGGCCCAAGACCGAACCTTATCAAAAGTTTACTCAAATTATCCATTTTTAAGAAATTTTCCTTTCCAGGACTTTCACATTGAAGCCGAGGAGGTAAAAAGCCCCCAAGTTGAGGATGGGGAGTACATTACGGTGCCGACTTCTGTCACAAATCCGTTTATTATTAATTTTATCTACACTCGGGACAAACAGCGGACTGCAATTTCAGTTTTTGACAGAGAGCTTGCCTGGTTAAGCTCCAGAGCAGAGACAATTAGCCAATTGGACGATATTGCTCATATCATTAGTGAAGGCCTGAACTCAGGTGACATTATTAAAAAACGGGATGCTGTCCTTGTTGTTGAACACTGGCTCAAAAAGATCGCTGACGACCGCGCAACCTTAAATTATAGTACATTTAATGACATTTTAACGCGCCTAATAGGCATCACGCAACTCAAAGAGACGGTTCAGTTGATAAATAATATTAACAAGTTGTCCTTGGGAGCAAATGTAATAAAAATGGATAAAAAACAGTACGACATTATTATGACATATTACGATTTCCAGATGATTTATTGCAAGCTTGTCCTTGGATTAATCATTGCTGCAAAAATATCGATATAAAATGTCTCAAATCGACAAATTGTCAAGGCAAAGTGCTTCGGTTAATAAGCGATCTCCTCAATTAAATAAGCAAAATTATCAAAAAATTTGTGAAATCAGAGATAGGGTGACAGAGATTGCTGCCAAGATTCAACAGAGGCCCCAAGCAGATAGCATATTGTTATCTAAACTAAATGCAAAAGCACAGCCCGGATCATAATAATTACTGTAGGTATTACAGATGTGATTAATTGCTAAATCAAGAACTAATGAAGCATATTAAATTATTTGAAAATTTTAGTAGAGACTATCCAAAGCAGAATAATAATTCTCTAACTGCCTTTTATTCAGGTAAGATGTCATCATTTAACCTCGAAAAAAGGGTATTGGACGCATTGGACGCGCTTGAGCGCCAAGTCGATTCAACATTTTCAGATAATTGGAATTTAAATAGAGGTCAAAGTTACGGTAGATATAACGGAGACTACTTTGCACTAAATGTAAAAGTTCACGTTTGGCCATCAGTCGAAAAAGTAAAAGCTTTAACCGGTGTTGGCCTTGATGATGAGAGACTTAGTGATATTTGGTATAGATGGTTACAAGATCAAGCCGAAATGTTTGAAGAGGATATTAAAGAGTCTTATCGCTGGGTTGATAATATTTCATGGGGTGGAAACAGCGGCGGCTGGATTCATATCTATCCAGACAATGGCGCGGACCAATTATTAGAAAAAGCAGAAGAAGAGATTCAGGATTATTTAGACACTAGAGAAGAATTTGATGAAGAAGACTTGGCGGAGATTGGCAAAGCAATTGATAATCCAGAGTGGCAGCGACTTTCTGATTTAGGTTTAGTTGAAGACGAAGAATCTGTTACTGTCATTGTTAATAAGTTAAGGAGCGTAACCGAGTGGTTAGATGCAGAAATTAGAAATCTTATACAAATTGAGGAGGATCTTAGAGCTATTCAAAGACAACACCGTGAATTTGTAAAAAATGCTGAAAAGTATTTTCTAGATTTTATTCAGGAAGAGGTTTCGGATGGTCACCTCTCTGAGAACCATTCATCATTTGTTATTAAAACTGAAGGAGATGCTAATTCTGAATCAGGCATTAGGATTGCACTAAGTAATGGCGATAAAGAAGCAGGGGTAGTTGGAATAATAAATTTGGATAATTCAAATTCAAATGATTTTGATCCAGATCTGGTTGATTTTTTAAATAGAGACGCTGGGCCTTTTACTAATGATAATACATATTATCTCCACAGCATGGGAGTTGAACCTGAATATAGAGGTCAGGGTTTAAGCAAGCAGCTACTACAAAAGTGTCATGAAATTGCAAAGGCTAATGGCATGTCCCATATTCTATTAATTACAAATTGTGATAATACGGTTGCTCAAAATCTATGTGCTGGATTTGGTTATAGGCCATGCGATTCAACTGGAATAAAAGATCTTTTAGTTAAGAATCTTGCTTAATAAATTTACTTAAATCATAAGTGTGTTTTGTGATAACCCACTTTTCTTTTTCATAAATTTTTTCTCTAACTTTACCGTGTTTTACAATATAACCATTTAGATCATCAATAAGATCGTAGATTGTTACTTTGTGTTTTCCAGCAAGCTTACGCATTCCTCTACCCACCGCCTGTCTAACCGTAATTTCAGATTTATAGCTTTCAGCAAAGATAATATTTTGTACGTTTTTTAGGTCAATTCCAGTTGCAAAGGTTGCATAGCTTGCAACAAGTGCCACATTAGACCCAGCCTCCATCGCCTCTTTGTATTCTGCCCGATCATCACCGCTTACTTCGCCGTCAATATAGAATGAATTGGGATTCCATTCGGTGATTTTTTCCTTAATGCGCTGGCCGTATTTGTCTTTTACATTAATAAAAAGAATAAGGGAGTTGCCGCCAAGTTTTTGAACAAGGGTTGAGATAAAATCTACTCGGGGTTCATACGAAATAATAAAATCCTTTTCCATTTGAAACATGTTTTTACCATAGTCTTCAATTCTGTGAAACTGGCTTTTACCGTGCTCCTGCATATATCGGTAGTTTTGAATAAACGGCTCGTTCTCTGGATATTTTAGCGAAAGCATTTTAATAAAAACATCAGGAGAGTGGTTGTTTTCAATTAAGAAACTTGATTTTAGGGTCATACTTAGCGGACCAATATATTCTTGAATTTTGTAGAAGTCTGAAAAATCCTCATCGACTTGAATTGTACCAGAGAGTCCTAATTTATATTCAACATTAGTTGAAGCTAAGAGAACATCCTTAATTGTGTCTCCCCTTGAAGTATGACACTCATCGACACAAAGTACAGTAAACTTCTTAAAGAAATCGCCATCCCGTTTGGCTAAACTTTGATAGGTTGAAATGACTAAATCGGCATCTTCAAATTTCTTATCAGAATATTTGTTTTTACCGCCAATTTCTAAAATATTCCAGTTAATTAGGCCGGTGTGATAGTCCTTTACAAATTTTTCAGCGGTTTGGCCAACTAGCGAAATATTAGGAACTACAATAAGGGCTTTTTTGTCCTTACCGTTAATGATGCCTTTGCGCTTTAAGAAACTTAAATATAGAAATAGGATAAGTGTTTTACCGGCAGAGGTGGCTAATTCTTGAGCACTAAATTTAAACTTAAGAGCCCGGTATGCGGCCTCCATTTGATAATCGTATGGCGTAAGATCAACCCCATCTAGGAGAACACTTGCAAATTTCTCTAATTGATCTTTGGTAAACTCCATATTAAGCAGAGCATCCAATCCTTCTAATTCAACTTCATGTCCATAGATTTGACCAAACTGCCGGATTTGATACCAAAGCCCAACCCCAATTCGGTTTTCTCTGTCAATAAATTTATTGTATCCGTCCCAAAGCCGCCGCTGAAATAACGGGCTAAAGTGATAGCCCTTTGCCCTCTTTTTAAAAAAGTTTTTTAGATCAACTAATTCTTTTTTAAGGTCGTTGTGTACTAATTGAAAATATCTTTTGTCTTGTGTTAACTTAAACTTTAACAAACTCATTTGGATGTTTTTATACACCCAGCATCTTTTCGATATCAAGTCTAGTTTTAATGCCGAAAAGAGCGGCGTCTACTGTCTTGATAGTGTCTAGATAAAATTGAGTTTGGCTTTCAATTTGTTCGATAGTTTCTTTGATATTAGACGTTTTTCCGTCGACAATAGTAGTCTTTTCGTTAGAATTGTATCTTAGCTGTGATGTTCTGGAGACGGCTTCCCACTCCTCTCCCTTTTGCTCGCGGTATTTCTTTTTATAACGGTTGTAGTGTTCAATAAGTGTATGGTTTTCTTCTAATAACCTTTGGCGAAGACTTAAAAAATAGACTTGGGCATCAGCTAAGCGTTTAATATTATTCATATAGCCGATCCCTTCCTGTACCTCTTCCGATACAGCTTTACGCTTGGCTGAAAATACTTCGGCCAAGCTTTTCTTTGCTTCTGGTGCAGGTTGTTCAAATTCCATACCTTCTTTTACTAGGGCTGGACTTAAGGTTTAGACAAATGTGTAGCAGGTACTTTCGACTTTAAAGTAATAGTTTTCAAATACTAGAGGATCTAGGCTTGTGTAGATATCTGTCCCAATAGAGTGGCGCTCGCCGTTTTTGTAATAAGATGAGATTTGGCCTGCATAGAGACAAATAATAGAATCAATATGATATTGCTTTAAGCAGCCTAGCATCATTTGTTTAAAGTTTGAATCTGACACCTCGGATCCAACATTTGTAACAAAAATGCTTGGATAGATTAATGGATAGCCTCCCATGTGATGGTTTGCCATAAAGGTTTGACGCACATAGGGCAGGGCTGCAAATTTGGAAAGATCTGTTAAAAACTGTCGATAAATCTTTGGATTACTAAAGGTAAAGATTGCAAAGGGCTGCTTTCTTTGTACGGTTTCCCGAATAAGATTAACCCGATTGCCTTCATATTCCCCTTTTATAAACTCTAAGTTCAACTTTAGTATAATATTATTTCAAAGTTATTTATTTGCATGGAGAAAATTTTAAACGTCGTCGATTTTGATGAGACCCTATTTAGGGTTCCGGGCTTTACCCACGCTGGGTCAGAATTTAAGAAACCCTATGCGTGGTTTGATAGCCCCAACTCCTTAAATACAAATTTGTATAGGCTGCAGCTTATCGAGACAGTTTTTAATCATCTCCATAAAGAAAATACAACAATTATTTTAAGTCATCGAGTTGAAGCAACACGAAAGGCACTGGAGGCAGTTTTATATAAGTTTGGTATTAGTAAGAGATTTGATAAAATTATCCTTGGCGAAAGGGATTTAGACAAGCCTCAAATTCTCCTTGAATATTTAGATGAAGTTGGGCCAAGTTTTGATAAGATTAGAATATTCGAGGACTCTCTGGTTCAGTTAGACAAATACATAAAAAATCCATATCTTTCCAAAGTTACTGATTCGGTTGAATACTGGTTTGTTGACAAAACTGAACTGCTCCAGCTTAATCAAAAAATTGGTATAATATCAAGAGAAAGACTACAACTTAAATACTCATGATTATTTTTATCGAGGGCACCAGGCACTCTGGCAAAACATATCTGCTAAATCAGCTAATTGAAAAGCACGGTGCCGATCTTAATCTTTTCTACTACAAATTTTATTTAGCCGATGAATATTCGGCAATTGTTAAAGACTGGGAAAAGTCTGCCCTGGGTATTCACTATTTTAGCATGGGTAATATTATGACTATTCTTGATCTGCACAAGCATTTTCCAGAAAAAATCTTTATATTTGATCGAGCCCATATTACGGCAGCCGCTTGGGCAACCCTATGGAATCGAATAGATTATGACCGGGCCAAGACCGAACTTTGTGGCCTAATCAGTCGCCCCGGCTATGAAAACTGCAAAACAGTTTTTATTGATGCGCTTGACGACCTTAAACAGGATCACGCTCGCAAAAAAGACCTTTGGGATGGATTAGTTTTGTCTAAAGACGAGCAAAGAATTATGCAACGGCTTATTGAAGATACCCCGTTTAGATTTAGAGATGAGCGGCTCGGCAATTCATTTGACCATTTTACTAATAATTTTGATCAAGAGTCGGTTGATGGGTTCTGCGGTTTAATTCAAAAGCTGGTTCGGGATAAATAATTAGAAATAGGCAACATCACATGACAAAACGTGTTATTGGAGATTTTAAACAATTTCTAAACGAGGCAGAAGAACCTAAAGAACTTAAAGGCTTACCCTTTAAAGAGCTAATGGAAATTTTAGCCAAACTGACTGACTTAACTTCTGATAATTTAGAAATCGGTACACCGGCAGATATTTACGGTCACTCGACTTCGTATAAAACAGATCTTTCTGATGTGCAGGCTAGATTGGCAGATATTGATCACTATTTTGCCTCAAAAATGAAGCAAGAGGTTAAATTCTATTGCTGGAACCTAAAATGGAAAGATTATTCTTCAGGCATAGCGCTGGAAAAGAAACTTCCAGAGGGAACAATTATTCCTTATCAAAATGTAAATCTTGCTAATTTAATTACCTATTTTGAAGAAAATCCAGAAGATGCTGGCCTCCTAAAAGGTCTCAATTTAAGCGTTTCTTCTAAGGCTGGCCAAGAGTTTGCTAAGGCAATGTCGTCAGGGGACCTGGGAAGTTTAGATTAAACAACAGTGTAAGATTTTATGGCAGGGCTAAACCACTTAAAAGATATTTACGAAAAAAAGGGCAAAGAATTTTTAGAGGCCTTACTTAACAAAGAGGTGATCGTTAATGAAAAAATGGACGGTGCATTTTTTGGTGCGCAAAGAAACTGTGGAAACAGCGAAGAACCCTTTGACTTTTTTAAGCGTAATACTAAGTTGACTGGAGTTGACCGTGTCCTAAGTTCATATTATAATCCGGCGCTAAAGCATTTTGATTCAATTTCGACAGAGACGATTGAAAAATTACCATGCAATTATCACTTTGGCATGGAGTATTTTAGCTCGCCAACTGCTCAGTCAATTCAATATGATAGACTTCCAAAGAATCACCTTATTTTGAGTTATATCCATAAGTTAGACCAAAGCGGAGAGCCTTCAGAAACTATTCAAGATAAAGCTGAACTCGACAAATGGGCAGATATTTTAGAAATTGAAAGGCCGCCAATTATTTTTCAGGGTAAACTTACTGACGATCAGCGAGAAAAAATTCTTGATTTTGTCTATACTCCATTAGATGAATTGGTTGGAAAATTTAAGACTGCTTCTTTTACTAAATATATTATTAATGTCCTAAACCCAGAATTGAAAACTTCATTCTTAAGAGATACGGCAGACAAAGATATTGAGGGGATTGTTTTTAGATTTTACGAACCCAGTGGTGAAGATTCAGTATTTTTAGCAAAACTCGTTGACCCAGTGTTCCAAGCAAGAGCAAAAGAAAAGGCTCAAGCCAGAGTCGAGGCGCCTAAGACAGATGATTATATTTGGATTATGACAGCCGATCTAATGAATTTTATTGAAACCTATTCGCAGGCAGATCTTAGTGCAATTAAACCCGATGGAAAAACGTTTGAAAAGAGATATATTCAAATAATTAATGCCATCTTTAAGGATTTTGTGCAAGAGTATGGAGCAAAATACCGTGGTCTTGAAATTACCACACCCGAATTTTTAAATAAACCAGAATTTGATGTTAACCGCGAACTAATTAATGACGATATTATTATTAAGTTAATTGATTCAGATAAAACCCTTAAAGAACTTTATAGAGTTTTTTTAAATACTTTTAGAAAGAAAAACATTAGAGTTAGCTCAACATTCTTTAATAAGACTATGAAAGAGACTCTAAAAAATCAAATTGCCAAAGTGCAGCTTGCCGCAGAGGACAAATTAAACGAATCATTTTTTCCGACCTTTAATCAATTTTTTGGAACTGATGAGGATGCCACTGACTTTTTTAGTCAGTTTCAAGCGGACCAAAATAAAAAAAAAGAAATTGAGGTCGTTGTTTATTTAGACAAGTTTCAACCGCTAAGCAAAGAGCACGAAAAAATTGCAGCTAATATTAAGGGCAAGTACGATGCAGCCTGTTTAATGGTAGCGTACCATCCCGGCCAACGAAGTTCGGCTTTTCCAATGACACTGGAAACGGTTAAGGGGTCAATTGATAGATTGGCAAAAACTTCTGATTATGTAGTTGGCGGATCTACCGTTGATTCAGTTGGAATCGATGAATTAATTTCTGCAGTTGGCCAGGGCTATTCAATCAAAGCCGTTGCAACAAATCCAGAATTTATACCAGATCTTGTAATTGATCTAAAGCGAATCAATAAAAGAGCACCGTATGCTAAAATCCCTTCACAATTAAAGGTGGTAGAAGTTCCAAAAATCGAATTTGAAGGCGATCTAATTAAATCAGTAAAGGATCAAGATTTTGTTCTCTATAAGAACTTAACTAGCAAACCATTGCATTCCGAATTTTATAATATGACAAAGGAGATTGAAGAATCCCTATTGACTGAGTCAATTTCGGTTGAAGAACTTGAGAAAAAGAAAACGGATCTACTTGATTTGATTATTGATGCACCCTATAATGAAAAGATCTATAAAAAGATTGAAAAACTTTTAAAGAAAACTCACAAAGATAATACTAATGATTTAACTGAGTTTTTATCAAAGACTAAAGGCTGGAAAGATCTTGCAAAAACAATTGTTGCACTTGCAGATGAACTTGATCAAGATGATGACCTAATGATATATCTTCAAACACCGACTCTTACACTGACAGATCTTACCTCAACCGCAAGCGGCAATTTGAAAACTCTCTTTAAGAGTACCGGGCTTAAGCCAGAACTATATGATTCTCTTTTCAATCTAATTGGATCAGTCGGTAATGTAAATATTGGTCGCGGTGAAATTTTAATCTCAATCTTAATTAAAGATGCAGTAAATGCAGATAATCGTACAAAGGGAGACATTAAAATTGGATCGGATTCGATTGAACTTAAATCGAGCGGCGACAATTTTAGATTAACTGGACAGAGCGGAACTGGACTGGGCGCGGACGCTGGAAACTATATTAGAAAAGGTCTTTCTGACCTATTTAAAGAGGCAGAACATCCCATTCCGGAATATTTAGATGATTCATCAAGCTTTACCCCAACGGCATCCGATAAACCCAGAAAAGAATATTTTAGTCAGGGAATCGAAGCCGCGGTTAAAGCTTCATCCAAGGCCGAGGTTGTTGATATTTTAGCCAGTGGCTTTAACTTAATTTATAAAAACTATCGGGCTGAGCTTATCCAGACTTTTAATTTAGCAATTAGCGACGAGGGGGTATTTAATAATAAAGCCTACCTAGATGGGGTGCTTAAAATTGAGTTTGACAGATATTTAGAGGACGGTAAATACTTTATGGCTGTAAATAAGCACACCGGAGACTACATTTTAATTAATGGCAAGATCACAGACGACCAACTTAAATACTTTAAAGTTGGGCAGGCCAACAATATTAGAGCCAAATCAACTTCCTCGGACTCTTTATTGGGAATAGACCTCAATATGGATTCGTTCCTACCTCAAAACCAAGAATAAGACCGGAACCGCCTAAATAAATATCATAAAAGGGCGAATTTTGTGAACTCTTCTCAGAAAAACTATAAAGATTATCTCCGCGGCAAAGCCAGACTAGAAAATGCTGTGCTGCAGCATCCAAGCGGAGAAAATCAAATTATAGCAATGTTAAAAAAGGAGACTAGCCGAAACTTTTGGATCAAGCCATTCGCTGATTGGAAAAAACACACCACTAAAAAATGATTCCAGTTGAATTACAAACAGGATTAGACGAGCCTCAAACTGAGGGTATGGACGTATCTACTTTTATGCTAAGTCTTTTACAAATTAGAGACCAGGCCCACATTTTGCACTGGCAAACCACAAATGAAGCACAACATAATGCCTTTGGCATTTTTTATGATGAGTTTCTTGCGCTAGTTGATAAAATGGCAGAAGAGGTTATTGGAAAATACGGCAGATTTAAAGTCGGCGGCTGTGGGCTTATGTTAATGGATTATGAATCGGCTATGCCGATTTTTATTCAAAATATTGAAAAAGTCTTTATCCAAGATTTTTGTGAGATATTTGAACCCGAATCTAATACTGAACTTTACAATTTGAGAGATGAATTTTTATCTCTTAAAAATAGACTCTCATATAGATTAACCCTAGACTAATGCTTAAATTTAAACACATAAATATTCTAGAAAAACTTTTACTAGAATCTGACCTGATTATTATTGGAAACGAAATTTCCGACATTATTACTTTTGCCAAAGAAAATAAGCAAAAGGAAGAGGATATTATGAAAAAGGTCGATGAGTTTTTGACTAGACTTATCGAAAACGATGTTTTAAATAAAGCAAAAACCGATCCTCAAGTTCTCCAAACTTTAATCCAAGCCTTTTTAAATACAGAATGGGTTAAAATCTTAGACAAATACATTGAGTTTGTTTCTCAAATTCTAAAATATGAAACTGAAATTTTAGATAAGATGGTTAAAAATGGAGAAGCGGTTGAACTGCAGCTAGAAAGAATCAGAGCATATAAAGGTCGTCTTGCAATTATATGGGAAGCATACAATACAATTGAAGAGAGTAACTGGACCGCTGAGGTAAATCAATTATTGGAAAAAATTAAAGTTTCCTTTACAGATCAAAAGAAAACCGAAGTTGAAATTACCAAACTACTGACGTCTGCGGCTAAGGAAAAAATGCAAGAGACTGGGCCGGAGTCCGAAAATTTTAAGAAAACTGTTGATGATTCAGTAAAGGTTGCTTTTATTATTTCTGATTTTTCAAATAAAGACGAAGACAAAAAAAGACCAGAACCAGATATTACTGATGTAGAATGGGAAGAGGTTCAAACTGAACTTGAAAAAGAAGTTGACGATTTTAGAAAATCTACTAATAAGTTTAACGATAATAGTGGAGGTCTTGCTCGTGATATTACTAAACGTGATGTAATTATTAGATCTGCTATAGAAGAATTAAGAAATTGGCAAGATTTAAATACGTTAGAATCACAGTTTGTTAAGGTTAGAATAACCATTATGACTGACGAGAAAAGAGAGTTTGACCCTGTCACCAAAAGACAAGTGTATTCCACCAAATTGGACTCTTCAGCTAAGCGTCAATACATGTCAGAAGCAATTGATGCATATTTAGAGGCAAAGGCTAGACTGGGAAAATATAAAACTGACCTTGATGTAAAAAAATATAAGGGGGTTTCATACTCTCCATCAATAAATTTGCCACTTTTTGAAAGAATTAAAATCGCAGTAACATCAAAGCAGATGTTAGATTCAAGTAGACTCAATTACCTTTTAAAAATTGGTACATATCTAGGAACATTGCTTGCACCAGATGAATTTTACGGAAGCGCGGAAGTTAAAAATTTAGCAAATCACATTGAAAGATTTAGAAAAGCAACTCTTCCAATTATAGGAAGAACCATTTCTAGAACGGCAAAGGCAGCCGGAGGAAAGGGGGCTCAGCTAAAAGCTGAAAAATGGACCAGATTTCTTTTTACCAGTGCTGAGAGCGGATTGGATGCTCCACAAAGTAAAATAAAGGGAGCGACTAAAGTTGGATCAGGTCAAGTTAAAGAGGATGCTGTCGCGCCAGGTGTTGCATTTCAAGCCCCAACTTTAGTTAGTGGTATGGGAGATCCCATTGCGCCGACCCAAACCTCGCTTGGTTCGGGTGATAATTTTCAACCAAGAGCAAAGAAAAAGTCTAATAAAGCAATTATGGACTTTAAGACATTCTATAAAAATTTAGGAAAAAAATAAAATGAGAAAAATTAAAACATTTGAAACATTTACACAGGATGATTTTGAGCCTGCAATGATTCAGCCATTTAAAAAAGAGCCACACACTCAAGAAGAAGAGCACGAAATGGGCCAAGAAAATTATATGTTTTTTGGAAATCTTCAAACTATCAAAAGAAATATTGATCAGCTACTTCAAATGGATCCAGCAAAGGTTGATCAAATTCTTTCAAACGGACACGACTGGGCAGCAGATCATGTTGCAACATCAAAGGACGATATCGAAGAGGTATTTAATTTCTTAGTTAATGATATTGAGCCCACGGAAAAAGAGTTGATTCAAGAAGATCCAATCTAATATGTCTCCAAATCTACAATACCACCTAAATGAAAATTTGTGTGTTGCCGAGTCGGTTTTTAGACCAGCCAGCGATGCACATATTTCTCTATTAACTGAGGCTAGGTATTATTTTGAAAAAGGAGTAAGCTTTGACCCAATTACAGAAGAACTTTTTATTAAAACTGAGTTAGGTTTTATTGGAGAATACGCCGGAGAATTGGTTCCTCTCGATTTTCCGATTGAGGAGATTAATGAGGCCGAATATAAAGGCAAGCAGGTTGAACTAAACTATCCAAGACGGGGCGACGGTACTAAAAAGTATCATGTTTATGTAAAAAATCCAAAAACCAATCGAGTAATGAAGATTGAGTTTGGCGATATTAAAGGAGGACTTACCGCAAAGGTGAGTAACCCTAAGGCCAGGGCAAGCTTTGCGGCAAGGCACCAGTGTCATCTTAAAAAGGATAAAACCAAGGCCGGGTACTGGGCGTGTCGTATTAATCGTTATGCCCATCTTTGGGGCGGCAAAACTTATCCTGGGTATTGGTAAATATTAATGTCAAAAAGACTAAATAATATGCATCCATACACAGATATTTCATCTGGTGATGGTTGGGTCATTAGAGAGTTTACTCAAGATATCGATCCAATTGACCTACTATGGCATCGGGACGATGAAACCCGATCTCTTGAGTTAATCGAGGGTCAGGGCTGGAAAATACAGCTGGATAATAAGTTACCGATTGAGTTAACTAAATCAAATCAAATAAATATTAAAAAGCACGATTGGCATCGCCTAATTAAAGGAGAGGGTAATCTGTTAGTAAAAATCTGCAAATCATAAAATGGCATTTCAAATAGGAGATAGGGTTAAATTAAGACTTTCCAAAGATACGCTGGATCGTCTAAACCTTGTTGGAGCGCCAATTGACGGTCAACTTGTTACAATTGGAAAAGTCTATAAATTAGACTATTCGCCGGACCAGACTCTCTATATGGTGGATCTTGATCAACCAATCGAATTTGAAGAAAACACTTTTGACGAAATATACGATCTTAGAGATGCTGATCTTGATCTTATTGATGTAAATGAACCTCTACCTGAGGGCAAGGTTTTAAGATTTGCTAATTTTATAAATGAAGCAGAAGAAACCCTAGTATGGTATTTTGGAATTGCGGATTGTCATGGCCTTGAAAGTTTTACTAGAGAAAATATTGACCACGATTATCTAAATAAGCTGGACCGGATTCATGATCTAGGGCTGGCCGATGAAACTGCACCTACAAGAAAGAGCGTTATGAAAGAATATAACGGTCAATTAAATATGATGGTGATGCGGTGCCGATTCAATGAGCAGCGCCATCCAGTTGTATATCGTGTGCTTTTACCAGAAGATACAGCAGAGCTTATTCAATCCCTTATGGATGACGGTGATTATATTAATGCACTGGGGGCAATTAAATTAGGTGCTCACGAAATTCAACTAGCAAGGGGTCAGGCCGGAAACCTAGAGCGTCGCTGGAATATGATTCCCAATCCAGACCTCGATCCAATGTACAACGGCTAATCCATTGCTGATACTCGCGGGTTTTTTATTTTCACAAATAGATAATAAAAAGGGCTAAAGATACAGCATGCCAATTGATTATCTAGTTAATAATAATGAATCATCTTCAAAGGTTAATAACACCGGAAAAGAGATTACGACGTTTGATACTCACACCGGCCGCCCAGAGACATCTGGGGCGTCAGTTTCTCTATTTAATGCTTTTTATGTATTTAAATACAGCGGCGGTACTGATCAGGTTAATCCATCTACCTACATATCAAACAATAAGGACTCACGAAATGGAGCCCAGCCTGAAACCATAAGTAATCCTACGGCAAGCGCTATTGTTGATTGGGCTAGATCTATTCCGGCAAATGCAAAGAAGGGGGATCCTGGCGTTCAAAATTCTCCATATTCTTGGTCCGATTTCTTATTTTGTAAGTGGTATGGAATCGTTCCAAACAATAGATTAATTACATTAAGAAAATACCCACTTGCATCAAGGGATGACGCTTCACTAAATGTGAAGGGAGAGGACACTAATCTGGAAGTTCAAAATATCCCTGTTGCTCAGGCTGTGACTTGGTTTGGAGGCCCCACTGGCAATGAGTTGAATAAACTATGGCAAAATACATGGTCTATTCCTTGGCTAAGAAAGGGGGTAGATCTCAAAGAGGTTGCGGGTAATGAAATAACAAATTTCTCTGAGGCTTTGCTTAGGCTTTTGCCGGACGATATGAACGCGAGCTTGAAAGCTGTAATTAAAAATATTTCCGTACAGGTCGATGCGATAACCTCAAGCACGCAACCTGAAAGAGTGCTGAATTCGGTTGGAAAAGCAGTAATTGAAGAAAAACAACAGGCATTTTTAAAAACTTTGTGGAGTGAGAATGGTGCATTTTGGAATCAAATTCAAGGTCCAGTTAATGTTAAAAACCAGTTTTTGATTAGAGATAGAGGATTAAGCAATGCTGCTCCCGATGCACAATGGGAGATTGTTTTTGAATATAGAACAGATTCGTATTTTGGAATGAACCAGCGCAGAGTAGGTTTAGATATTCTTGCAAATATGATAAACCTAACATACTCGGACGGGGATTGGTTGCAATCCCTAAACGTTTATTATAAGAAAGTCGGACTTGCAATCTCCCCAGATGAGCAAATACTGATTGAAAATGCCTTAAACGATGGTGGAATAGATGCTGGTAAATTAACGGAGGCCTTTGTTTCACTTGCCAAGACACGGGCCAAGGGGATACTTGACCAGTCAATTAACCTTGCTAAACAAGGTGCAGCGTTTACAGTGGATGCTGCCAAGACGCTCTTCAGCGGAAAGACTGATGTGATGACCACCTTAAAAAACTTAAAAGATAACTTAGAACAAGATCCCAAGTACAAAGCCTTGCTGAACGCCCTTGAAATTGAGGCGATAAAAGCACTAGCTGATAGTTTTCCGGCATTTCTTCAACAAAGAGCTGCGGTTGCGGATATTAATACTGGAAACTGGCACTTAACGGTGGGTAATCCAATGAACCCTATTTTAAGAATAGGCAATTTGATAGTTAGAGAATGTAAATTGGATTTTGGTGAAGAGCTTGGGCCCGACGATTTTCCTATTGAAATGAAGTTTACTGTTAAACTTTCACCGTCTAAACCCAGAGACGGACAAGATTTGCGTAGAACGTTTAACAACGGTCGAGCTGATTTCATTAATAATTTTGAAGGACATACATGGGACAAGGCTAATACATACGGAAAACAGAACAACGGATATCAGCAATGGGCACAGGGCATTGAAATTAAAGACGGCGCAAAAACCAATTTTCCAAAATCTAAAAGTAATAATGAAAGAGTAAATGCAGCTGCCTCATGGATAGTTAACCGTTACGGCGCTGGGATGGTAGATCTATCAGTATTTGAAAAAATTTATTTCTATCAGCCGCCTCAAGAAGAAGAACAAGGAGGATCGGGTACACCCAAAGTAACAAACGTGCCTAAAGTCACCGGAGGATAGGGATAAAAAAGCTGAATAATTATGTTAAATTTTAGAATTATTGAAAATAAACCATTTTTTAAAGAAAGTTTTACTAGAAAACAATTAAGTCGAGGCTCTGTAAATTTCTCAAAGCCACAAACAACAGCGGATTATAAATGGCACAGAGTCGATTCGGTTGAAGAAATGCGGCCTGATCTGATTTCTCTTTCATATTATGGAACCGAAAACTACGCAGATATTCTTTGTAAATATAATGGAATATCTAATCCGTTTAGTTTAGCAAAGGATGACCTAATTAAAGTTCCTCTTAAGCCAGATTCATATTATTTTAACGGAGCAGACATAATTGACAAAGGAACAGTTAAGGCTAGTCCAAATC